GGGCAGAGGGGCGGCGCTGTCGGGGGCCACCTCCAGCGAGGCCTGGGCCCGCTTGTCCCGCCGGTAGGCGGTGGGGGTCTGGCCGGTGGCGCTCTTGAACATCTTGGTGAAGTAGTTCACGTCCAGGATGCCCACTTCCTCCGCCACCATCGCCACCCGGGCGTTGGTGGTCAGCAGCAGGCGGGCGGCGCGCTCCATCCGGCGGCGGCTGATGTAGTCGGTCAGGGTCTGGCCCGTCTCCTGCTTAAAGACGTTGGACAGGTAGCTGGGGCTGATGTAGCACTGGGCCGCCAGGGTCTTGAGGGACAGGGTGCTGTCCAGGTGGAGGTTGATCTCGTTGATCACCTTCTGGATCAGGGGGCTGTACTGCCGCAGGGAGTATTTCTGCACATAGCGGCAGTATTCCCGCACCATCCGCACCCGCAGCCGTTCGCCCTCTTCGACGCTGCCCAGGGCCTCGATCTCCAGCGCAAAGCGGGAGGAGATCTGGTCGATGTAATAGGGGTGGACGCTGGCCTGCTCGATGGATTTGCGCAGCAGGCTGTTCAGGATGATGCTGAAGTTTTTGAAGTCCCGCAGGGGGCTGCGCATCCGGGGCGTCAGCTGGAACCGCCGGAAACTCTCGTAGCCCCCCAGCGCCGCCTGGATGTCCCCCTTGATCACCGCCGCCAGCATCCGGTTCTCGGCGGCGTAACGCTCGGCGATCAGCTCGGCGGGCAGCTCTTCGGTAAAGGATTTTTCCCGGAATCTCTCCAAGCTGGGGCGGAAGCGCAGGGGCATGAACTCCCGCCACTCGGCGGTTTTCAGCTCCCCTTCCGGGAACAGCAGCGAGATCACCGCAAACAACGTGGTCTTGATGGCGTTGTCGTCCACCTGGCGCACCCGGTTGTGGTATTCCTCCACCACCTTCTGGGCCTTTTCGTCCAGGTAGGTCGCGCACCAGTCCAGCGACTCCCGGGACTGGGGGCCGTCCGCCCAGGGCCCAAAGCAGTACAGTGTTTCCGGCTCGTCCGGCGCCAGGAACAGCGCGAACCGCAGCTCGAACACCCCCTGTGCAAAGACCAGCGTCTTTTCCGGCACCTGGTCCAGCAGGGACTGCCCAAAGCCCGGCCAGTCAAATTCCGCGTCCAGGGCGCGGCGCAGCCCGTAGTCAAAATTTCCGATCCCGTCGAAGGGCGGGGTCATCTTGGTCAAGCCGATGTTCATGGAACCGGCCATCTTCTCCAGCACCCGGCTGATCTCGACCTTCACGCAAATCACCTCTCCATTTTCGTGCGTTGGTTTTGCTGGCAGATGCTGCCCTCTGCTTTCGCACTTTCACGCTTTTGATTATAACACAAAAGTTTTTTTGAGAAAAGTCACTCCTTCCGCCGGGACCATTTTTCACAGTTTGGGGGGCGGTTTTCTCGTCAAATTCACCATTTCTTTGCCCAAAGCGCCGAAAATTCGGTCAGAATGAAAAAATTGTACGGATTCCCCGCAAAATAATCCTTCCCATCCGGGGCGGCTTTGTGCGATAATAAAAGCACTATGGGGCCCATGCCCCACCCCGTTTGCATCAGCTGAGAAGGAGGAACGCTTCATGGCAAAAAAAGCATCCGACAACCTGAAATATTACCACAACCCCAACGGCCCCACCATCGGCACGGTGTCCCGCCGCGTCATCGAGCAGGACGGCCTGACCTTTAAGGACATTGACGGCACCGGCGAGGTGACCCCCGTCAACGACTGGCGGCTCTCCCCCGCCGAGCGCGCCGCCGCCTACGTCAAGACCCTGACCGTGGACGAGAAGATCGCCCAGCTGTTCATCTCGGACTGGCGGATGGGCCCCGCCTGCCCCGCCGCGGGCCACACCGTGGTGCCCGATGAGTCGGGCGTGCTGGACGACGCCGACTTCAACGGCAAGACCATTTTTGGCGAGCAGCACCTGCCCGGCACCACCACCCTCATCAAAGAGTGGTTCAACCGCCACCTGATCCTGCGGGCCAGCCCCTCCCCCGCCGACATGGCCGACTGGCTCAACCAGCTGCACGCCGTGGCCGAAGAGTGCCAGCACTTTGTTCCGGTGCAGGCGGCCTCCAACTCCCGCAACGAGAACGGCGAGGTGGTCTTTGGCATGAACGACGCCTCCGGTGTGTTCGCCACCTGGCCCGGCACCCTGGGCATCGCGGCGGCCGTCCTGGGCGAGGACGGCGACACCGCCCTGATCGACAAGTTTGCCGGCTGCATCCGGCGCGAGTGGGCCGCCTGCGGCCTGCGCAAGGGCTATATGTACATGGCCGACTGCGTCAGCGACCCCCGCTGGCAGCGCACCTTCGGCACCTTCGGCGAGGACCCCGAGCTGATCGAGAAGATCTTTGAGCGGCTGATCCCCGGCATCCAGGGCGGGCCCGACGGCGTCACCCGGGACGGCGTGTCCATGACGGTCAAGCACTTCCCCGGCGGCGGCGCCCGCGAAAACGGCTTCGACCCCCACTACGCCGCCGGCCAGTGGAACGTCTACGCCACCGAGGGCTCGCTGCAGAAATACCACATCCCCACCTTCCGCCCGGCGGTCAAGTACCACGCCGCGTCCATCATGCCCTACTACTCCAAGCCGGCGGCCGCCAAGAGCGCCCCCCAGACCGACTGCGAGGGCAGCGCCCTGCGGATGGACCCCTACGGCTTTGCCTACAACAAGGTGTTCATCGACGGCATCCTGCGCGGGCAGATGGGCTTTGACGGCTACATCAACTCGGACACCGGCATCACCCACAACATGAGCTGGGGCGTCGAGGCCCTGGACGTGCCCGAGCGGATCGGCTTTGCCGTCACCCAGTCGGGCGTGGACCTGATCAGCGGCCTGTTCGACAACGCCGAGGGCCGCGAGGCGTACGCCCGCGCCACCAACGGCTATTACGACACCCACCCGGTGCCCGAAGGGTTCAAAAAGGAGGACCTCGTCCTCACCGACGCCAGCCTGGACCGCGCCGTCACCCGCACCCTGACCGAGCTGTTCCAGCAGGGCATGTTCGAGAACCCCTACGCCGACCCCCGGCACGCCGCCGAGGTGGTGGCCAACGAGGACGACTGGAAAGAGGCCGCCCTGGTCCACCGGGAGAGCGTCGTCCTGCTCAAGAACCAGGACCACACCCTGCCCCTGACCACCGACAAGCTGTCCGGGGCCAAGGTCTACGCCGAGGCCTTTGCCAAGGACGCCGAAAAGGGCGCCGCCGCCACCCGGGCCCTGCGGGAGATGATCGCCCGGTTCGAGATCCACCTCACCGGCGACCCCGCCCAGGCCGACTACGCCATCCTGATGGTCAGCCCCTCCTCGGGCGCGTACTTCAACGCCACCCCGGGCTATCTGGAGCTGGACATCTGCGAGGACAAGACCGTCCACGACGTGGGCCCCGACGGCAAGCCCCTGCCCCAGACCCACACCGAGACCACTCTGGCCGGCGCCAAGCGCATCCCCGCCATCGCGGCGGCGGTCCACGCCCACGGCGGCAAGGTGATCGCCAACATCAACTTCCCCCTGGCGTGGATGGTGGGCAACGTGGAGCCCTATGCCGACGCCCTGACCGCCGGTTTCGACACCTACCCCTCCGCCACCCTGGACGTGATCTTCGGCCGGTTTGCGCCGGTGGGCCGCCTGCCCATCACCCTGCCCCGGGGCGACGAGGTGCTGGCCGTCAACGCCGACGGCGTCTGCGCCAGCCCCAACGACGTGCCCGGCTACGCCAAGGACGCCTACATCGACCCGGCCCTCAAGGACGAGAACGGCAAGGCCTACGCCTACCGCGACGCCGCCGGCAACTACTACGAGCTGAAGTTCGGCCTGCGGTACTGATCGCCGGCCCTGGCCCGCACCCTGTGTCCCGCCCGGATGCGCCCGTCACCCGGGCGGGGGCCCGGGTGGCCCTGCTCAACCGCACCGCCGCCAAGGCACAGGTCCACGCCGGCGCCATCAACGCCGCGGGCGGCGTGGCAGGATTCATGAATAGTAATACCACGCTCGAAGCCTGTTCTTCCACGGGCAGCGTGACTGCTACGGGGACCGGTGATGTCAGTGTCGGTGGTGTAGTGGGATATATCAGTGCAGGTGCTAAGGTTACCGCCTGCTACGCCACGGGCGATGTCAGTGCCACGGGTTACAATGTCGGCGGCGTGGCGGGTTTTTCCATGGATATCATCACCGCCTGCTACCACGCCGGGGACACGGTGTCCGGCTCTGCCCGCGTAGGCGGCGTGTTGGGATATAATCAGAGCGGCCCGGCGGCTTCCGGCACCGTCACCGCCTGCTACTGGAAGAACGATCAGGAACAAGGCATCGGCAATGACCAGACCGGCACGGGCGAAACCACCAAGGTGGAGGGCGGCTGGACGGACGCTGTCGCCCAGATGAACGCAGCCCTGGCCAGCACAGGTTACAGCTATCAACAAGGCAACCCGCCCAAACTCAACTGAACCTTATCACCCCCCAGCCCCCGGCAAGCCCGGGGGCTTTTTGCGCCCGTTTATGGATTTTTTATGAACATCCGCCAATATTTTCCTCCACGCAAACAAAAATTATACAGAACTTCCCCAAAATTTTCCTACCGCCTTCCCCGCCGCAGTGATATACTAAAGGCAAACCTGCACACGCATCCCTGCCGCCGGGCGCAGGCCCGGCCGGCTTTGTGCGAAAGGAGTATGCTTTATGCGCACCACCACCCTGCTCACCACCGCCCGCTTTGCCAAGCACGGCGAGCCCTTTGCCACGGTCGCCCTGCCCCATACCTGGAACGCTCAGGACGGCCAGGACGGCGGCAACGACTATTGGCGCGGCGTCGGCACCTACGAGATCGCCCTGCCCGACCCCACCGACGGCAAACGCCAGTACATCGAGTTCAAGGGCGCCAACCATGTGGCCACCGTCTACTGCAACGGCCGCCTGCTGGGCCAGCACAAGGGCGGGTTTTCCACCTTCCGCTTCGACCTGACCCCCGCCATGAAAAAGTCCGGCAACCTGCTGCGGGTGGACGTCTCCAACGCGCCCAGCGATATTTACCCCCAGACGGCGGACTTCACCTTCTTCGGCGGGCTGTACCGCGAGGTCAGCTTCATCGAGACGGCCCCCGCCCACTTTGACCTGCTCAAGGCCGGCACCCCCGCCGTCTTTGTCACCCCCATCGTCTCGGGCACCACCCGGGTGGACCTGTTCCCCGTGGACGCCGACGGCTGCACCGTCTCGGTGGACCTGAAGGACGCCGCCGGCTGCGTGGTGGCCTCCGGCTCGGCCCCCGCCGGGGCCCACACCGTCCTCACCCTCTCGGTCAAGAACCCCCATCTGTGGAACGGCATGGCCGGCCCCTACTGCTACACCGCCGAGGCCTCCATCCTCCGCGGCGAGGAAGCGGTGGACACCGTCTCGGTGGACTACGGCTACCGCTCCTTCCATGTGGACCCCAACACCGGCTTCTGGCTCAACGGCAAAAACGTCCCCCTGCACGGCGTCTCCCGCCATCAGGACCGGCTGGACAAGGGCTGGGCCATCAGCCGCGCCGACCACGAGCAGGACCTCGCCCTCATCAAAGAGGTGGGCGCCAACACCATCCGCCTGGCCCACTACCAGCACGACCAGTATTTCTACGACCTGTGCGACCACGCCGGCTTCGTCCTCTGGGCCGAGATCCCCTTCATCAGCCGCTTCATCCCCGGCCAGGAGGCCCACGACAACACCCTCAGCCAGATGACCGAGCTGGTGGCCCAGAACTACAACCACCCCTCCATCTTCTTCTGGGGCATCTCCAACGAGATCCTCATCGGCAAAGACCGCGAGGACCTGCGCCAGAACCTGCGCGAGGTCAACGCCCTGGCCAAGCGCCTGGACCCCAGCCGCATGACCACCATGGCCCAGGTCACCATGACCCCCATGGAAAGCGAGCACAACACCATCACCGACGTCGAGAGCTACAACCACTACTTCGGCTGGTATTTCGGCGAGGCCGCCGACAACGGCCCCTGGCTGGACAAGTTCCACGCCATGTACCCCGACCGCTGCCTGGGCGTCTCGGAGTACGGCGCCGAGTGCATCCTCAAGTGGCACTCCGCCTACCCTGAAAACCACGACTACACCGAGGAGTACGCCACCGAGTACCACCACGATATGCTCAAGACCTTCTCCACCCGGCCCTACCTGTGGGCCACCCATGTGTGGAATATGTTCGACTTTGCCGCCGACGGCCGCGACGAGGGCGGCATCCAGGGCCGCAACAACAAGGGCCTTGTCACCTACGACCGCAAGACCAAGAAGGACCCCTTCTACGTCTACCAGGCCTACTGGACCACCCAGCCCATGATCCACATCAGCGGCAGCCGCTTTGTGGACCGCGCCCCCGGCGAGCGGAACATCACCGTCTACACCAACTGCCCCACCGTCACCCTGACGGTCAACGGCGTTGAGGCGGGCACCCTCGAGGCAGTCGACCACTGCGCCGTGTTCCAGAACGTTGACCTGAAGGCCGGCGCCAACACCGTCACCGCCAGCTGCGGCGACGTGTCCGACACCGCCGCCTTCAACGGCGTGGCCGAGCACAACTATGCCTACGACCTGCCCGAGGGCAACGACGCCGCCAACTGGTTCGACGATCCCAAGGCCCGCGAGGCCCGCAAGCCCCTCAACTACCCCGAAGGCTTCTACTCCATCAAGGACAAGGTCACCGACCTGCTGGCCAACAGCGAGACGGCCGCCGTCATCAAGGACGTGCTCGACACCTTTGCCCACAGCAGCATGATGAGCATGATGAACTCCAGCGAGGAGGACGGCGAGGGCGGCATCATGGGCACCATGCGCCTGACCGATATGATGAAGATGGCCGGCCGCGCCTTCTCCGCCGACGTCAAGCGCCAGGTCAACGACGCCCTGACCAAGATCAAGAAGAACTGACCCTCCTGTTCACGAACCCTCCATTTCCTGTCTCCTTTCTTTTCCACTCCTCAAGAAAAAGGACGTACCCGCAAAGGTACGTCCTTTTTCGCTGCCGTTTTTTCGCGTTGCAGCGCCCGGGGCGCTTCTCAGCCGCCCCGCATGGCGTCGAACATCGCCTTGATCTCGTCGATGGTGTAGCCGCGGCTGCGCATCTTCCGGGCAAACTGCTGGTAGTCGATGCCGCTGCTGCCGGCCCCCGCGCTGTCTGTACGGGCAGCGCTGCCCGCGCTGGCCGCGCTGCTGCCCGTGCGGCTGCTGCTCCCGCTGCCGCCCGTGCTCCTGGCCGTGCTGCCCCCGGCAGAACGGCTGGCGGCCCGGGCGCTGGCTGCGGCGGCCTCCTGCTGGGCCTGGCTGCGCTTGAGGGCCCACTCCCCCTGCGCGATGGCCAGCTTCTGGCTGGTCACCTCGTTGTCAAAGCGCTGCTGGGCCAGCGCGTCCTGGTACTGCTGGGCGGCGGTGCTGTCCTCGTAGGACTGCCGGGCCAGGCTGTCCTGGCGCAGGCGCTCCTGCATCTGCTGCTCCCAGGCGGCGTCGGCGCGCGCTGCCTCAAAGTCGCGGCTGTCGGCGTACATACTGTAGCCGGCCTGCGCCAGCCCGCTGAGCATCGAGCCCAGGCCGGTGGTGCCGCTGATGGCCATCTGCGCCACGTTGCCGATCAGCCCCAGCACGCCCATCACATTGTTGAAGGTCTGCTGGCGGCGTGCGGCTTCGGCCTCCTCCTGCTGGGTGTAGTACCCGTAGAGGTTGTTCAGGTTGGCCAGGTAGCCGGTGTACTGGGCGTAGTCCTGGGCCGCGGCGTTCTCGTAGGCTTCCTGCTTGTATTCCAGCTGGGTGTAGTAGTCGTCCAGCTGGCGGTAATAGAGGTCCTGGGCGTTCTGCTCCTGCTGGTTCAGCATCCCGATCTGGTCCATCAGCAGGTCGCCCTCGCTGGTGTAGCTGTCCAGGGCCAGGCCGTACAGGGTGGGGATCACGCTGTTCAGGCCGTTCATCTGCTGCTGGTAGGCCTGCTGCGCCGCGCTGGTGGCGTAGCTGGAGCCGTACCCGCCGGTCAGGGCGGCGGCCTGGGCCGCGGCGTCGGTGCTGGCGTCGTGGGCGTTCTGCCGGTAGGCCTGGGCATACTGGCGGTAGAGCGGGTCGGACGCATAGTCGTAGGAAAATTTCTCCTGGTTCATGGCCTGATCCAGCAGGCTGTTGATCTGCCCCTGGTACTGGCTCTGGTAGCCGGCGGGGCGGCTGCTCTGCCACTGCTCCAGGGCGCTGGCCGCCTGGTTCACCGCCTCGCCCGGCCGGTACTGGGCCGAGGCCAGCGCCTGCTGCACCGACGCCTTGTCGTTCAGGCCCTGGGTGCTGTAGGGGTCTTTTTTCTTGACCGCCATGGTTGGCGTCTCCTTTCTGTCACTGTCCTTCCAGACGGCTTTTCAGCCCTTCCGCAAGGTTCTCGGTGTCGATGTTCGTCAATACGTACTGCAGCTGCTCCTGCATCTGGTACAGGTAGTTGCGGATCACCCGGGCGTCCTCGGGGTCCATGCTGCTGCTCAGCCGGGGCAGGCCCAGCTTGCTCAGGCCCGCGATGCTTGCCATACGCGCTCCTCCTTTCTCACAGTCCGCCCTTTGCGGGGGCAAAGGTGCGGCTCATGCTGCGCAGGGTCATCTGGCCGGCCCCGGTCAGCCGCAGCCGCAGGGTGTCGTGCCGCCGCGGCGTCAGGGGGATGCGCAGCTTTTTCGGCTCGGTGCGGGCGGCGGCCTGGGCCAGTTTTTCCCAGGGGCCGCCGTCGCAGCTGGCCCAGACGGCCAGCTCGGTGCCGGGCTGGGCCTCCAGCCGCAGCACCAGATGGGCCAGATACTTGTCCTCGCTGTCGTCCAGCCCCATCTCCCCCGTCTCCAGCCGGAACGGGATCTTCGCCTCGGCCTCTCCCCCGTCCCCGGCCAGGACGGCGTCCTCTTCCCGGGCGGGGCCGGCCGCCCAGAGGGCCGCGCCGTCCCACAGGTACAGCTGGCGCCCGCTGGACAGCATTTCCAGCTCTCCCGTCCCGCCGGGGTCCTCCTCGTGCCAGAGGCCGCGCTCGGTGTCGTAGACCAGCAGCCGGCTCCCCTCTTCCCGCTTCAGGTAGAGGTAGTACCGCCCGTCCAGCCACCCGGCGGCGGCCCGCTGGGCCCCGGTCAGGCCGCTGGGGTCCAGCGTCCCCGACACCTTCACCGGCAGGCTGCCGTCCCAGGCCATCACCCCTTCGGGCGAAAGATAATACAGCGTCTCGTTGATGACGCAGAGGCTTCCGGCAGCGTGTTTGGCCACCCCGCGGCACCGCAGGCTGCTGAGCTGGAAGTCCGACGGCTTTGTCCCGCACAGCTTGTGCAGGCTGTTCTCTTTGAAGAACAGCACATACCCCATGCAGGTGGCCGCGCCGGTAAAGTCCCCGTCGCTGCCCACCGTCACCGCATAGCTGTCGGCGGCGGTGTTCCGGTAAGAGAACCAGTTGGTGGGGTCGCCCAGCTTGCAGGCGTAGATCACGTTCTCGCTGCCCGAGCAGCCCCACACCCGGTTGTCGCACTCGGTCAGGTAATCCAGGTCGGGCACCCGCCGGGTGCAGCGCAGGGGCTTGTCCGAGCTGTAGCTCAAATTGCTTTTGCCGTCCAGGCTGCTCCAGGACGCCTCCGTCCCGGTCTGCAGGATGCGCCCGTAAAAATGTTCCCCGCCGGGGGTGATGCGGACCATCAGCCAGTCCTCCCCCGCGTCGTAGAGGACTTTTTCCCCGTCCAGGTCCTCGCACAGGCCGGCCGCGGCGGCCGCCGTCCCCTCCACCGTCACGGTGTCCCAGACCGCGAAGTCCGCCCCGATGCCGGTGGCGCTGATCTTGCAGTAGTCCAGCGTCACCCCTGTCCACCGCTCGAGGGAGCTGCTGTAGACTTCCAGCACCCCGTCGGCGTTCCACGGGCTGGACTCCGCCTTCACTTTCAGAAAGACCTCGCCGTCCGCCGGGTCCTCCGGCTCCTCCAGGCCCCAGCGGCTCACCGTGTAGGTCTTGCCCTCGGCGTCGCAGGGGGTCATCTCCACCGATTCGCTGCTGGTCCAGGCGGCCCCCAGGGGTTTCAGGGTGCCGTCGGCGGTGTCAAAGGCCACCTTGTCGGGGAAGATCAGCACCCTGGTCCCGATGCCCACCAGGCTCTTTTTCCCCTCGGTCAGGACGCCCTGGCGCACCACCGGCTCCGCCCCGCTGTCGGGGGTGTAGGTCAGCCCGCCCCCGCCGATGAGCAAAAAACCGTTCAGATGGTACATCCCGTCGGCGCTTTCCTGGTCCCGCAGCCTGCGGCGGGGCACCCGGGTGGACAGGGCGGGGAAATCCCTGCTGGAAAAATTCCGCTCCGCCCCATACTCCGCCTCGGTGCAGCCGAAGGTCTCGTTCAGCCCGCCGAACACCCGCATCTGGCGGCGGCTGTTTTTCAGCGCGGGCAGCTCAGGCAGATACATTCCGCATCCCTCCTCACCAGATCACCTGCCGGGCCGGGGGGCGGTGGTTCCGCCTCAGCCAGGCCGCAAATTCGCCCAGCAGGGCGTTGCACCGGGTCATCTCCCCGGCATAGCGCTCGTTTTCCCCCAGCGCCGCATCCACCATCGCGCACAGGTAATGGGGATACATCCCGTCAAAGGGGAACGGCGCCAGCAGCTCGGCGCTGTCGGCCAGGCCCTCGGCCCCCAGCAGGTCGGCGCCTGTGTCCTCAAAGCCCCCGGCCCCGCCCGGCCGGACGATCCGCTCCCGGATCTCGCCGTCCTGGCGGCACAGCCAGCCTTTCATCTGGTCCTCTCCGATCCCGCAGCCCGGGCGCATGGCCCTGGCCTGCCCGATTGCTTCACCTGCCGTCATGTTCTGTTCACCTCTCTCTTTCCGGCAAGCACAAGGGGCCGGCCCCGGCTTTTTGGGGGCCGGCCCTGTGCTGCATCCGTTTACTTGCCCGCAGCGTCCTCGGCGGCGGCGATGCGGGCAGCGGTCAGGTCGTCCTGGCGCTGGCTGTGCTCCAGCACCTCTGCGACGGCCCGGGGCACCTCCACCTCAACGCCCCGGCGGATCTTGTAGTTGACGCCGTTCACGCTGACGAACAGGTCGCCCTTGTAGCGGCCGTTGTCCTTGAACAGCTTGATGCGGACTTTTTCTTCAGCCATCTTCCTTCTCCTTTCCTTCTCAGTTGGCGGCGGCCGAGGCCGAATAGCTGGACAGGCTCTCGATCCGCACCATGTACTGCTCCACCAGCCGCTCGGCGGCGCGCATCCCCTTCCAGCCCACGCTGGCGCGCTGGTTCAGGGGGTCGTCGCCGTAGCCCAGCTGCTTGACGATGTGCTCCAGGCCGCCGCCCTCCAGCTCGGTGACGCCGTAGGCGTGGGCCCCCAGCACCAGGGTGCCAAAGACGGCATAGCGGCCGCTGCCGTTGGCGGGGCAGGTGTCGTCCTTCCAGATCTTGGCCTCGCTGGTCTCGATAAAGCGGATGTTGCCCAGCTTGCCGATCTCGCCGCGGTACATGGCCTCAGGGTCGGCGTACTTGTGCACCTCGATCCACTCCTTGCTGGTCTTGAGGTCGTAGGCGGCGTAGGGGTGGATGATGGCCACATAGCTGTCGCCCAGGGTGTCGGCGTTCATGGCGCCCAGCTGGGCCGCCGCCTGGAAGAACAGCTTGGGGGTCAGCTTGCAGTCCATGGTCAGGGCCGAGCGGCTCTCCACCGCGGTCTCCCCGCTGGAGGTCACCTTGGGGGCGTAGATCACGTTGGTGCCCCCGGCCAGCACGTCCCGGGTGATGGTGTCCAGGGTGCGGCCGGCCTGGCTGGCCAGGATGCGGGTGGCCTGCACCACGTTGTTGTCGATGGCGGTCATCTGCAGCACGTCGGTCAGGGGGGTCCAGCCGCCGTACTGGTGCAGGTCGCTCTTGACCACCGAGACGTTCAGGGCCTGGCCGTCGGGGGTCACGCCCTCGGTCAGGGGGGTGGTGGCCTTGGGCAGGCTGTCGTACTTGCGGAACTCGATGGTCTTGCCGCCGCCCACCGGCACGGGGTAATAGTCGGCGAACTGGTCGTGGACCAGCCGGGGCTCAGCCTGGTCGATGAGGCGCTTCTCGTAGAAGCTTCTCATCTCGGCGCTCATGGTGGTGGTGGTGTTCAGCAGGTTGCCGGTGCCGGCCTCCGGCTCGGCAAACAGCTGCAGGTCAAAAGGCAGTTTGTTCCAGTTCATCATGTGTTTCCTTTCTTTGTCGTATGTGTGCCGGCCCCAGGGCCGGTTCGTACCTGTCTCACAGCCGGATCTTGGCCCCGTGCAGGACCTCCCGTTCGATGGCCTCCCGCTGGGCGCGGCTCATCCGGCTTACGTCGGGGGCGGTGGCCGCCGCGCCGCGGCTGTGGATGCCGTTTTCCGCACCCCGCGCCCCGCGCTCCCGGACCCGGTCCATCACGCCCTGTTCCACGGTCCGGGCGGTGCCTTCCATCAGCTGGTCGTAGAAGGCCGCCCGGTAGGCCTCCTGCATCCGCATCCCGGGCATCCGCATCATCCGGCGCATGGCCGGCTTTTTCAGCGCCTCCCGGAAGGAGAATCCCGGGTCTCCCTTGCGCATCTCCGCCTCTTCCAGGGCCCAGCGCCGGTGCAGCGCCCGGATGAACCGCCCCACTTCACCGATCCCCATCATGGGCTCGACCGCAGGCTGCGGCTTCGCCGCCCGGGGGGCGGGGGCGGCGGGGGCCTTGTCCTTCTCCTCGTCCGGGAGCTTGTCCGGGTCCTTCCGGCGCTTCATGGTGCCGGAGGCCACGGCCTGGCGTTCCTGCTCCCGGCTGAGGGCGGGGCCGCCCTTTCTGCGCTCCTGCCGGGGCCGGGCAAAGAGCTGCAAATCGACCATCCCCTCCTCGCCCCGGCGGCTGGTGTCCGCAAAGCGCAGGTTGTCGGGGTAGCGCTCGGCCAGCAGGGCCAGCCCCGTCTTGGCCAGCTCAAAGCTGCCGGCCAGACGCTGGTCCGCCTCCCGTCCTTTGCCCGGGCCGGCGGTCACTGTGATCCGGGGCCCGCCGGGGCCGTCCGCCGCCGCGCAGTCCGCCCCCTCCTCCCCGGCCAGCATCCACACCAGCGCCTGCATCAGGATGCTGGCCCCGGCGCAGACGATGTCCTGCCCGGCGGGGGCGTAGTTGGCGTGGCCTTTCACACTCAGCCGGCGGGTGACCCCCTCCGGCCCGTCCAGTTCGTTGTAATACGCTTGGATCATCCTTGCTTTCTCCTTCCGTTGCTGTTCATGGCTCGTTTGGCTGCGTCCGCCGGCCCTGCCGGCCGTGGCATCCCGGCCGGCGCCCGGGGCGCGCCCTTCCGGGCGGCGGGGACGCTGCCCGGGCCCGGGCCCTGAATCGCCGGCCGGGCCAGCCGGGCCAGCTGCTGCTGGGCCATCTGGAGCCGCCGGGACAGGGTGCCGTTCTGCCGCACCCGCTGGCGCACTTTCTCGATCCCCTCAAAGTCCATCATCTCCAGGGCGGCCAGGGCCGCGTCGGCGTTGGCGGGGTTGAAAAAGCCCAGCTGGTAGCATTCCTTGGCCGTCTCGTTCTGGGTCATCCGGCTGAAGGTGGATTTCTTGGCCGCCGAGATGGTGATGTCGAACACCGGCTCCCGGCTGCCCAGCTCCACCCCGGCCACCGTCCGGGCCGGGGCCGGCCGCAGGGCCGCGGCGCTGAAGGGCACATACAGGTTCTGCCCCTGTTCCCCCGTGATGCGGAAGATCCGCTCCTCGTCGTAGAACTGCCGCATCAGGTCGATGACCATGTAGCATTCCCGCGCAAAGGCGCGGTAGGCGCTCTTGATCATGTCCCGGCTCAGCTTGCTGCCCGCCTCCTGCAGGGCGGCGATGGCCGACGCCGCCGTCACCCCGCCCGAGGTCCCGCCCTGGCTGACGTCCCGGTTGCCGCTGATCTCCTTCAGCTCGTCCACCCGGCTGTTGCGGTAGGTGATCGAGCTTGCCTGCAGCCCCGCCGTCTGCATCTGGTGGAAGCTGTCGCTGCTCAGCCGCCCCGTCACATGGACGATGTCCCGGCTGAAATCGGCCAGCTCCTCCTCGTTGATCCCGGCGGCGTCGCTCAGGACATACCGCTGTTTCGACGCCAGCAGGACGTTTTCGTCCATGGCCTGGTTCATCTTGTCGATGGAGTTCTGGCAGTCCTTCATGACGTCGATGTACCCAAAGCCTGCGGGGCTGTCCTCTTCCTGGAACAGCACGTCGAACACAAAGGGATACCGGCCGTGGTCGTAGAAGCCCCGCTCCGCCAGCCGGGGGTCGTTTTCGCTGGCGTACAGCACCACCCCGTTGCAGAACTTGCAGTAGTGGACCAGCTCCCGGCCGCCGGGGCCCGGCTTTTTGTAGTACCAGTCCACCACCACGCTCTTGTCGGTGGTGTCGATCGAGTCGTCGTGGATGTACCGCGCCGCGTCGATGGTGCCCCCGGTGCGGCCCCGCAGCTGGGGCCAGCGGGCGGCCAGCTGTTCCGAGTCCTCCAGGCTCAGGCTGAAAAAGTGGGGGCTGTCCTGGATGTCCATGATCCCCGGCTCCCAGTACAGCATCAGCAGGTTCATCGAGCGGATGGCGATCTCCCCCAGCCCGCCCCGGGCGGCGGGGTCCCAGAAGATGCCCTTGACCCCCGTCCCCTGCTTGAGCTTGCGCCACCAGCTGTCCGAATACACCTGTTCGTAGTCGGCCTGCTCCAGCACCACCGGCAGGATGCTGGACAGGGTGCGGGCCGTGGCCTCGTCGTCGGCCGCCCGGGGCAGCACGCAGGGCTCGGGATAGTTGTCCATGGCGTCGGCGTGCTTGCTGGCGATCGAGTTGAACAGCCACCCGCTGGAAGGCTGGGGCTTGCCCTCCATCATCCGGTTCTTGTACTGTTTCCAGTGCGCCATCCGGAACCACAGCTCGTTGTCGATCAGCCGCCGGTCCAGCGCGGCCTTGCCGGCCTTGTACTTGTGCAGGATGCGCTCCGCCTCCGCGGCCTGTTCCGGCCCCACCGGGGGCGGCGCCTGGGTCAGAAATTCCTGTTCCATCGTTTTCACCTCATATTCTGTAAAATGTCGCCCGGTCCCTCCCCTTCGGCCCCAGGTCGAGGGGGTCGTCGGCGG